TCCAGCAGGATACACAAGAGGTGTTGTAACAGCAGCAAATGACATTGCAATTAGTCCAACCCAACGTCAAAGAGATCAGTTATACAGAGTTGCTATCAACCCTATAACTCAGTTCCCTAACGAAGGTATAATTGTATTTGGTCAGAAGACATTACAACGTAAGCCAACTGCGTTTGACAGAGTTAACGTTCGTAGATTATTCTTAGACTTAGAGAAACGTACTAAAGAAACTCTTAAGTACTTTATCTTTGAGCCAAATACATTCTTAACACGTACAAAGGTTGTTAATACATTAACTCCTATCTTTGAGAATTGTAAGCAAACAGAGGGTGTTTACGATTACTTGATCGTATGTGATGAGAGAAATAATACTTCTGCAAGAATTGAAAATAACGAATTGGTTGTAGATATCTACTTAAAACCAGTACGTGCTGCAGAGTTTATTCTCGTTAACTTCTACGCTGTTAACAATGATGTTAACTTCGAAGAAATAGTAGGTCAATAAAGTATAGTATTCATAAACACGGAGCCTGACGTTTGTCAGGCTCTTTTTTTTATTAATTATATGTTTTAGATATAAATATTTACAGTATGGCAGATATCAAACAGACAATACAGGACTTTTACAAAGTAGCTCAATCGAGAGATTTTGCAAGAAAGTATCAGTTTAGAATAATAGATGTATCTAATAAAGGTGCATCTGTATTTGATGAATCAGAATTAGTTTACGCAACAACAGCAACCCTTCCAGGTAAGACTATTGGAGCTCAGGAAGTACCTTACAACGGCTTCACGTTTCGTGTACCTAGTACTGTTTCTTATAACAATTCTGAAGCATTTAATATTCAATTTTATTGTGATGCAAATACATCAACCAGAATTAAAATGGAAAACTGGGTAGAAGAAACCTTCAGTGATGCTACTACTACTGGTGATGGTGTTCTTCACAACAACAGTACAATCACATTAGCGCAGTTAGATACTCAATTTGAAGTATTACGTACATATAAGTTATTCGGTGTCTTTCCTGTAACTGCAGGGGATCTTGAATATGATATGACAAATGCCGGGGAGATTGTTACATTCCAAGCAGGGTTTGCTTATCAGTTCTTCCGTAGAGATAACGAGATTGGACAGATTGTAAATAAGGTTGGTAAGATTTTATCCTAATGTATGCCTATAGAATTATCAGAACTTGATTTGCAGAATGGTGGTTCTTTAACTGGTAATTTTTTCCAGTTACTTAACCAGGTAGAAACTACTCTACCCATACCTAATCTGTTTATAGTTAAGTTTGATATACCTGCAGCTATCTCAGATGAAGTTCATGATACTTTAGGTGAATCACCATTAGATGGTAAAACCAACATAAATGCAGCAGCAAATCTATTTAAAGATGCTAAGATAAGTACTAATACTGGATTTGCTCTTTGTAACGGTATCAATGTAAATACCGAAACTATTGCAGTAGATAAGGTAGGTAATCAAGTTAACGGTTACCTACCTATTTCTTATAATAAAAATAGATCATTTGATCCCACTGATCTAAGCACTCAATTCATGGAGAATGTTATCAGTGTATCTGATTTTATATTTAAACCATGGGTTAAAATGGTAGCAAGGAACGGTGGTTTCTCCGATAGTAGCTTACATACTGATTTAGAAATACTTTACTTAGAAAGATCTACTAAGTCTGGTTTCTTTAACTTCTTCAGTAATACAGGATCTCCTTCAATCCGTAAAATTTATACATTCTACAATTGCCTTCCTTATGATGTAGCTGCGCAAGGTATACAAACTTATGCAGATACTCCTTCCGTAATTAATAAAGAAATAAAATGGAAATTTGATAGGTATGATATTAAATTACCTAAGAAGTGAATTTCCTTGACGTCCTAAAATTATCTAAACAAATATCTACTAAAGATTATGATAAGGTTTTTAGCTTTATCAATAATTATTATAAACCTTATACTTGTTTACATTTAATCACTAAAATAAAGGAAGAGATATTTCAATCTAATCCTATTTATAAAGTTACAAGAAATATAAAAAATAAGGAGTATAACCTGAATTTAGAAACAGAAAACTTTCTCAATGTAACATATGAAGAAGATATCGAGATTAACGAAGGATGCTCTTATAAAATAAACTTTCCGAATATTATTTCATTGGATATTATAAATTTAAATATTATTAGTATTATTAAAAAAATAAAAATTAATAATAACTGGGTAGATATTGATTCATATAAGATAGATGATCTTAAATTAATACTGGATAATATAGATATTAATGATTTTAGAATACTCAAAGAATACTTTGAAAAGTATATTTCTAGAATACAAAAGTTTACTTATATAAAGTTTAATAAGATTAACGAAAATCTATCATTTGAGATTATATTGAGATTTATAATAGAGAACTTTCACTATGATACAGAAAATTTATATCAAATACTCTTATCTCTTATGAGACATTTTAATTTTACTTATTCAGATTTTAAAGAAGTAGAATTTCATGATGGATTAAGAATGATTAAAATTGGTAATAAGATTGTAAATGAAGAAAACGAGGTAAATAATAAAAATGAGTAATGTAAATCTAATACTTTCAGAATTATCCAAAAAACAAGAAGATGTTATTACTCTTCCTTTTAGTAAAAAAGAAGTTAAAATCTCTAAACCAAAATTTAAATTTCAGGAAGAAGTAGTTCAGTTATTCGAGAAATATGAATCCGAACAAGCTGCTATCCTATCTTACAGAAAATATATTAATGATTACGCTATTTCAAATATAGGTAATGAAGTTAATATATTAGATAAAAACTATTTTTTATTCAGTGTCGCGCAAAGACTATCTAATAATGAAGAATATACTGAAGTATTGAAAGGTTTAGAAGATTTAGATATTACTAGCGTATTTGAAAAGGAAGAAGATAATATGAAGTTCAAATTTGTATTAGATGCCCCTTCTTTGAGTACAGAATCATCGTTCTTGAGATTCTTTAATAATAAAAAGAACCTAAAGGTAGTTGAGTATGCTTTCTGTGATATTTTTAGATTCGTAAAGACTATTATCATTAATAATGATGAAAGCTTAACTATCGATATATCTGATACCGATATTAACTCAATATATAAGGTTTACACCTCTCTCCCTGTTTCTACATGCAGTAAGTTGATAGATCATATCAATATCAATATCTCCGGTAAAATCAAGGATACCCAAAAAGATAATGATATTGAGCAAGATCCGACCATATTTGTGAGTATTTGATAAATAATTACAATGGCCGACGATGCTGCAATTGTAAATGTTTTAACATTACTAAGTAAGAATTTTACTGAACTTAATCAGAACGTTAAAGATAGCTCTGATAAACAAGAAGCTCTGTCTCAACAACTCGCTGATTCTCTCAAGAGCATACTAAAAGTACAAGATGATCAGCTGAAATTAAATGAAAAAACTGCTGAAGAAGCTAAACAAAGACAAACAGGTATCGATAATGAAAAAGCTCAAGCAGAAGCTAAAAAAGAAACCGATAAAATATTAAAAGATATCCGCGATGGCCAAGAGAGCTTACCATTGGTTGGTAAGTACATTAAAGCTTTCAATGAGGGTAAAGATAAAGAAGAGAGTGTAGGTTTAGGACTTAATAATATAGCTACAAGTTTTAATAATTTCGCAGCTTCACAAAAACAAAAAGCAAATACTCAAACAGGTTTGAGGTCTAAAATAACCGGAGGAGTAGGTAAGGTCGCTGGTGGTTTAGGTTCTGTTATTGGTAAAATAGCTAAACACTTCCCGAAATTATTAAAATTTTTAGGCCCATTAGGTATTGCAGCTCAAGAATTATTGAAAGTATTTGACCTTCTACAAGGTGCTATAGGCTTCCTTATTTCAGGAACTATAGCTATGTTTGGTACTGCTATATTTGCATCGAAAGAGGCAATAAAGGATATTATTAAATGGTTCGAAGCACTACCACAAAAGATATTTAAATTCTTTTCAGAAGACTTACCTCTTTTATTTGAAGCAGGAATTGTTAAGCTTAAGGAAATATTTACAAACATTTATAACTACCTACAAGAAAAAATCTTCCAGCCACTTGCCGATTATTTGTATGAAGCTTGGGAAGGAGTTATGGCATACTGGAAAGAATTTAAAGCTGCATTTAATGAAAAAATATCTGCAATAGCTGACTCAATATATGAGACCTGGGAAGGGGTTAAAATTTGGTATAAAGAAATTAAGCAAAGCTTTAATGAATGGTTAGAAGGTTTTGCTGATGGTCTATATGAAGCTTGGGAAGGTATTATTGCTTATAAAGATGAGCTAATGGCTTCAATTAGAAACATGATTACTAATGTGAAAAATGCTGCAGTGGGAATGTTTACTAATATTATTAACTTTATAAAAGAAAAAATAGATGCAGTGCTTAATATCGGTGGTAGAGCTATTGATGCTGTTAAAGGATGGTTTGGCTTTGGTGGTGGAGATGAAGAAACAATAAGAGAAGAAGCTAAAAAAGAACTAACACCAGAGGATTTCCCTAGCGGGGTAGTTAATAGAAATGCTCCACCAAATGTAATTATTGAGTTCAATGACGAAGCAATGAAGTTATACAATAATACTATTGAAAAGAATAGACAACAAACTGAAAAAATGACTGAATCAGTTGATCTGTTAATAGAAACAATCAGTAGTAAAGAACTTGGTACTACAGTTATTAATAATACAGCTCCTGCTCCTACTCAAAGTTACAGTAGCGGTGGTAGATTAAGAAAGTAATTATATGAATTTATTCAGATTAGATAATCAAGAACCTTTAAGTTACCCAGATGGTCAAAAGTTTAAAACTGCCGTAGCTAATGCTCCTATAGCTAAGCCATTAGGTTCAGGCACAATTGATGTAGTTAATGACTTCAAATGGACAAAGACTCTCAAAGAGGGTAGAGTTGACGTCCCGTTTATGCGTTTAAGAGAGAAATATGTAAATAGAAGTTCTTTTTTAAGTAACTTAGCATATGCAGCTAATGTGTTTGTAGATACTACTCAAATAGCAACAAAAGCTATAGGTAATGTAGGTAGTAATATTCCTATAGTCGGGGATTATATTAAAAAAGGATCGAAAGGTTTTGGCGATGCATTGAAAAATACAACAGACTTTGTAGATTTAACTAACCCTAAAACCCCAAAACATTTACAGAGTTATTACAATTTATATGGCACTAAAGACTCAGGCTTTGTATATAATATTCCTTACTTAGAAGATGATTGGAAGTCTACTCAATCTAAGTGGGGCGCAGGAATGATTGAAGGATTAGCTGAGAGTTTATTTAGTTTCACTAAAGCTATAGTAGAAGGTTTTAGTATGGAATCAGCAAAGAGTTACGAATATCCAGCCGTTGGGCCTACAGTAAGTACAACTATATTTCTTGATAATACAAAAGATATAAGTGACGGGCGGTTACCTTCATGGCAGCAAAACTGGCAGTTAATATTTTTACTTGTATATCAGAACTTACCAAATAGACTTAACAGATTTTTAGCTCAACCTTCTGCGTTATATGAATTAAGAATGTCAGGTTTACATTACTATCCTTATTGTTATATTCCAGAGCTTCAAGTTAAGTGTCATGGTGTTCGAAAACAAAAAGTTGTTACTTATCAACTTGATGCAGATATTAAGGAAGTAAAAACTTTAATACCTGAAGTATATGAGTTAAATCTTAAATTTACTTCTTTAATACCTGAATCTAAAAATTTATTTTATGAAAGTTATATAGATAGAATTAATGTAACTTTAGAGAAGGACCAAACAACAGATGAGGTATAATATGATAGAAGATTTACAAAAGTATCATAACGAAATTGACGAGCTAGTTCCATTAGAATATACTAGATATGAAAATATATTTCAAATAGCAAAAAATAATAATTATTTTTTCTATAATATTCTTAAAAAGGTTAACTTCCCTACAAGCATTGATAATAGACTCTTTCATGAAGTAATTGTATCAACCAGAATACCCTATACTGTTGTTAGTCATCAGTATTATGGAACACAAGACTTATGGTGGTTAATTTGTTTAGTTAATAATATAACTAATCCAGTTAATAATATTACACCTGGTACTAAACTTAAAATATTAACTAATGATGCTGTTAACAGAGTATTAGCTAGTATTGAAGAAGATCTCAAAAAATAATGCGCCCTAATATATCTAAAAATCCAAATCCTGAAAATAGAGATATCACTATTGAAGTCGGTGGTGCTAAATACACTTTAGAATTATTCTTTGTTAATGCAGATGGTTACTTTAAAGTACAACCTAATATTTTCAAACAATTAGAGTTTAGAGATAATATATACAACCCATTTTTATCTATCAGTTTAGTTTTAAGGAATAATAAAAACGAACTAGAAAGTAATTTAATAACTCAACCAAATAAACTTAATACAAAATTACAATTTGAATTTAAAGGTAACAGTGATGAGTTTGTACTTATAAATTTTAAACCTTTAGTTGAAGAAATAAAGGTTATAAACAAAAAAGATAAATTCCATTATAAAGTAGAATTACCTTGCTTTATAAAAGATGAAGAAGAGTTTGAAGAATCTGGTAACAAGTATAAAGTTTTCGAATTAATGGATGTTAAGTATAGAGAGTTAATGTATCCAACTAAACAATGGAGTACTAATCAGCTGTTACTAAAGACATTACAAAATACACCTTTATCTCAATTAAGTGATAAAGATAGGTCAGTATATACAGGAGATGCTCTAAAAGATCTAATTGAAACATTTATAAGTAATAAAGTTATAAATTATGATAGATGGGATCGAGGCTCTTCTAAATTATTTTATTCATCCCCGATCGATGCTACTCCTATGCAGATTATGGAGTATTTAGTTGATAATCATACTTCAACAAAAAATAATGATGCTTGTCTTATTAGAGAAGATAAGTACGGTAAATTAAATTTTTTAAGTATAAAAGATATTTTTGATGGAGTATCTAGTGGAAGATTGATTGGGCCTGAAGTCGTAGGTAGTTATGAACTTCCAGTAGAGAATGAAGATACAGGATCTAAAATAGCAAAACCTGCTTATAAAGATATAAGCCCTTTCAATTCTAACTTTCCAATAAGAAAATACAACTACTTAAATTTTTCTTCAACAAGTTCGTTAGAAAGAATTAGATCAACAAATATTATAAATTATAGTTTTGGAGACAAAAAATTTAGCTTTTATAAAAACGAAGGTGATATAGAAAATAGTATAAAATATTTCAATAATAACTTTCTCAATAATATACCAAGCAAAAAAGCTAGTATTACATTTGAACCTGGTGAAAGAGTATTAGATAGAAGTTTATTCACAACTTTATATAGTACATCTCAAGATGAAAACTCTGCAAGATATGATGGTAGAAATGAAGTAATAAAGAATTTATTATATCTATCCAATAATATAGAAATTGAAGCTAACGGTAATATAAACTTACGAGCTGGTAAGTTTGTTAACGTTGTACGTAATACTGGGGTAGACTCAAAATTTGAAAGGAAGATCCAGGGTTATTACTTTATTCTAGACACTCATCATATAATTAATAATAAAGAATACATTTGTAACGTTGTAGCAACCAAACCATATTCAGTATGAGCTTAGCACCAGCAAAAACATTAAAAGAAGAATTAGTAAGTACAAAGCTTGAAAGTACAGCCGATGTACAGTTGAGTAATACTACAACTAATAATCCTTTCAATGTATATAAAGAACACTTTCAATTGTATATACAGTATGAAAATACTAAAACAAAAAATGACCCTATAACAAGTGAAGCTGATTTCTGGACAAATAATATTGATACATTTGAAAGTTTTGAGCCTGAATTTATTTTATTTTGGATGCGTAAACTTGCTAATGCTAATCCAAAAGTATTAGAACTTGTTAAAGGTAAAATTAATATTGAAGAGACAGCTCTACAAACTTTAAGTGATAGTATTGCTAATATTTTCGATCAAGACTTGGTAGTTGATAGTAGATATACCCCTATGTTTGATGTAGATCTAGAAAGTAATAATCCTCTGCCCTACAATCATATATTAGATAGTAAATTAAATTTTAATTATAAGAAAAATGTATCTCAAATGAGTACTAAGGTTAATAGTCTATTCAATCAAAATATATCTAAGATAGTACAACCATCCTCTCCTGGGGTCGCGCATGGTGGTAATTTAGTAACTGATTTTACTCATATAAATAGAATAGCAGAAAACAAACCTGACTTTTATGAAGTTATAGCTGATAAGTTAGATGGTTCTTTTGAGACGTTTGTATTTTTATCTAACTATAAGCTTAATAACTTACAAGAAGTAATAAAAGTAGAATTCGATAAAGATGTAGAGGGTACAACTATTAAGGTTGATCTCAAAGGAGATAGAATACAAACTCCGAGTAAAAAGAAAACTAAAGACTTACTCGGTTGATTCTTCCGCATCAACATTAATAACATCTTTACCATCAATTAATTTTTTTAATATTTCTTCTCTAGATAGTTTAAGCCTATGGACTTGTTCACTATCCTGTAACATTTGTTTAGAATGAATATCTAATTGTTTTACTTGCAATTGAGTTTTAGATTTCTTATCCTGTGTAACAAGTTTATTAAGAGTCTCTATGGCACCAGTAGATGCTTTGATTAGCTCGGCAAGAGAAGAAACATTGTCAGCATCTGGAACATGAAATACAACTTCTTTCATATTGTTTATCATTTCCATACTGTCATGAATTAATTTTGCGGATTGATCAATTATGAATTGCTCAACCTTTTCTTTCTCTAAAGGTTCTATATCCTTCTTAGTAGCTAACTGTTTAGCTTCTTTTGGAATATTTTTAAGCTGTGCTATAATATCGTTAGCCTCTTCTTCCATAGTAGTATTATTTATATCTTGTTTCTAAGAATTAAACCTTGAATATAAAATAGAAATATATATTATACACATATGACTGAAAACGTAAATTGGAATATTGAAGAATCACCTGCAATTAAAGTTAAGTTTTTGAAGACTCACGACGACGCTATTCTACCGAAAGTTAATAATAGTGCTTGGGCTACCGGGGATTCAGGTTACGATATTTTTAGTGTTGAAGATGTTGTTGTACCTGCTCGTGGATCTGTAGTTGCTCCAGTAGGTATTACAGTTGCAGATATTTCTCCTGGTTATTGGTTTAGAATTGAACCTCGATCAGGTCTAGGCTTCAAACATAATATTCAACCTCATCTTGGAGTTATTGATAATCAATATCGTGGGGATCTTGGAGTTAAGCTTTATAACTTCAGCGATACAGATGTAACTATTGAGAAGGGTAAAGCTGTTGCTCAATTTGTTGTTTACCCTCTCTTGCAAGTTGCTGTTGATTGGTCTGATGAAGTTACTGAGACCAATCGTGGTGCGAAGGGTTTTGGTTCATCTGATAGTAAGTAAGTTATGGAAATCACCGACATCTGGGTAGAGAAGTATCGACCTGCAACATTAGATGATACAGTATTATCTAGTGATGTACGAGAATACTTTAATAATGTAAAACAAAAAGGTAACCTACCTAATCTATTGTTAGTAGGAAACCCAGGGGTCGGTAAGACTACCTTAGCTAAAATCATTATCAACGATATTCTGAATGCTCAATATTTGTATATTAATGCGTCAGATGAAAACGGTATTGATACAATTAGAACTAAGGTACTCAATTTCGCTCAAACGCAAAGTATTTTCGGTACTACTAAAGTAATTATTCTCGATGAGTGTGATGGATTAAGTCTAGACGCTCAGAAAGCTTTGCGTAATAGTATTGAAGAGTATCATGATATTGCGAGATTTGTTCTCACTGCGAATTATCAGCATAAGATAATACCAGCTCTTCAATCCCGCTGTCATACTTTTCTTTTAACTCCACCGAAAGAAGGATATGTTAAAAGAGTACTACATGTTATTAATAAAGAGAATGTTCAAATTGATAGAGAGCATTTATCAGAAATAATTAATAAGTCATATCCTGATCTTCGTAAGTGTATCAATAGTATTCAAAAATACACTATTTCAGGTAAAAAGGCTAATGTAGTAAATGGAGCAGAGAGTGTTATAAGTACATGCCTATCTTTATTGAAAAAGAAAGATATTTACAAAATGCGTAAGCATATTATTGAGAATGAAAGCGCATTCGGTAATGATTATGATACTCTCTTCAAAGTTTTATTCGATAAGTTATATAATAACGAGTTAAAGGTATCCGACGAAAAAAACAGAGACTGTATGATTACAGTCTCTGAGTACTTTTATAGAAATAATATTGTAATTGATAAAGAGATTAACTTCTTTACTTGCTTGATCGAACTATCAAGACATGTACTTTGAAGTATAATTCTCGCTCGCGAGTTTATAGTCTCCTCCGTCAATCTTAGAGCTATTACCAACAGCTAGTTCTGGATCTTTTACAGGTTCAGGCTTAGCTGTAATATTTTCTTGCTTTTCATTCGTTTTGTCGATTCTTGTAGCTCTATGCTCATCACCAGTCATATCGAATTCAACTAACTCGATTGGTAATGATAATGCATTATTGTAAAATCCTGGAGCTTCTTCAACAGTAATATCAGCGATATACTCTTTAGAGCCAAGTCTGTTTGTTTCGTATTGAGTAGACTTAATAGCACTAAAAAGAATGTATTTACCAGCTTCTTGTAACTGAATGATGTTATCAACGTAAGCTTTTCTGGCTTCGTCTAAGTTTTTATACCAGTCAGAGCTTTTAACGTTAGAACGTATTTTGACGTAATCTCCTGGGATTGCGCTAGTTTTCTCATAACGCTGGTATACCTCTTCGTATAATTCACTAAATTTTCCCATTTTAATTATTTATGCTTTTTGTTTTATTATTAAATAATTAAAATGGCTATTAACTTAGATTTCTTAGATGAAAATAAGATAAAGGATAAAACAACATCCTTTGCTTATAGTGATTTATCTTTGGATTTCGAGCTGAGCTCTGATATCAACAATACACCTGTTAACCGTGCTAACAACAAACAGGATGTTAAGCTATTGTATGATGAACAAGCAATATATCAGAGTGTTAAAAATATATTCAATACTTCGCCTGGTCAAAAGATTCTTAATCCAACTTTTGGATTAGATCTTAAACAATTCCTATTTTATCCTGTTAGTGAAAATACGGCTTTATTAATTGGTGAAGCTATACAAGAAAAATTACCTGTATACGAGCCTAGAATCATAGTAGATGAAGTTAGTATAGTTGGTAGACCTAATAGAAACGAATACTTTATAGAACTAAGCATTATCGTTCCAACATTAAATAATAAAAAACAGTTAGTGAAAGGTGTGCTAGATACAGAAGGATTTAGATACAATTAATTATGGATAACATAACAGAATTTAATTTACCTACAAATAGTTATGCATCATTTGATGCGCAAAGTATGAGAGATTTAATTATTGATAGACTCAATAACGACTCATCTATATCCTTTACTGATCAGAACTTCCAGGGAAGTAACCTTAATGCTGTAATTGATATTATCTCTTACTCCTTTCATACCCTTTTATTTTACTTAAATCAAACTAGTTCAGAAGCAGTTTTCACTGACACTCAACTATACGAAAATATGAATCGTATAGTCAAGCTAATTGACTATAAGCCATTAGGTAAGCAAACTTCGATTGTTCCAATGTCACTGAAGGGTACTTCAAATCTATCTTCTGGATATTATACCCTACCAAAGTTCTCATTTGTTACAGCAGGAGGTAAGACATACTCAACGTCTAAAGATTTAACCTTCCAGAAAGTTAATAGCTCTGTAACTGAAACAATATCTGCAATAGATAATACCCTATTCTATGAAGGTAAGTATAGAGAATATCCTGATGTGATAGCAATCGGGGAAGATTTTGAAACTATAACTCTATTGCCTGGAGATAATATATTTGTAGATCATTTTAATATTTCTGTATTTGTACAAGAAAGCTCAAATAGTAAATGGTATGAATATAAAAGAGTACCTTCTTTATATTTAGCGAAGCCTAATGATAGATGTTTTGAATGTAGATTAAACCAAAATAAAAATTACGAGATTACTTTTGGTAATAACATTAACGGTCGTAAGTTAGTTGCTGATGAAACTATTGGTATTTACTATATAGCTTCTACTGGTACTGAAGGTCAGATAACAAAAAATACTTTTGCAGATGCTTCAGTTAATATTTATAACACAACTAGGTATGATAGTATTTTTGCAGATATAAAAGATACGACTCTGAGTTATGTATCGGTAGCTAATAGTGTTAATATTAACGCAACAAATACTGAAGATAGTACATTGTATAGTGAAGAAGAAGATGTTGCTAATATAAGGTCTAATGCTCCTAAATTTTTTAGCTCAGAATATAAGTTAGTAACTAAATCAGATTATGAGAATTTCATTGACCGTAATTTCAAAAACTTTATATATGATATCAAAGTAAGTAATAACTCTGACTATTTAAATATATTCAAAAAATATCTTACAGAAGATCTCAAATTAGATTCCTATATAGATTACAACAACGCATTGTTTAATCAATATTCTTTTAGTGATAGTTTTGATGTTAATAATATTTTTGTTACAATAGTTCCTAAATTTAAAAAGGATAACTCTGTTGTAAAGAGATCTAATTATGTTTCAACAAATTTAAAAAATGAAATTTTATCCACATTACGTAATTACAAATTACTCAACAGCGAAATTTCTTTTATTGATCCGGTCTATTTAACAGTAGATTTGTTACTCAAATCTGCCTCAGAGACAAATAAAATAGATTATAAAAACTATACTCAATTAAGAATAGTAAGAAACTCTGCTACAATCGCAAATGATAATACTTTGAAAAATAAAGTATTCACAATAATCAATAACTACTTCAATCAAGCTAAACTCGGTCAGTTAGTAGATATAAAACAACTTAATACTGATATTACAGGTATTGAAGGGGTTGATAGTTTTTACACGTATAGAACAGATACAGGAGCAAAAGCAAATGGTATAAGTTTGGGTATTTATAATCCAGTTTACACCGGAACAGACTTAGAAGTAATCGATACTAATTATCAATTGAAATATTTTCAAATACCATTTATTGAAAATATAGAAGATTTAAAAAATAAAATTATAGTTGAAACAGTTAATAAATCTAAAACAGTTATTGAATACTAATAATGGCTAACTGCGATCCAATTTCAAGAACATCAGAATGCCCGAGTACTATTGCGATACCAATAAGTATTTCTCCTGCATTAACTGGGTATACTCGCATTACTGAATTTACATTTACTCCTAAATTGACAGGAGACTTTGCTACCTTTTACCATAAAGATATAAGCGAAGTTAAAGTTGTGTGGGATTTTGGGGATGGTTATACATTAAGTGCGGATACTCCATACGAAGCTACTCATAGATATAGTTACCCAGGTAATTATAATATTACTTTATACTTTTACGATAACGAAGGTAAAGCTTTACTTAACACTTTAACTCAAACTTTATCAATCGAAAACTTTTTATCAAATAGGGTTAAGTTTATTGTAGATACAAAACCAACTTTAATAGCTGGTAATTTAAGTACAGACGCTAACAGAAAAATACCATACAACGTTCAGGTAACGTGGCAGGATTACAATAGCGCAGGTAACACAATATATTTCGCTGCTAGTGGTAGTAGTTCTGATTTATATGATAACACATATAAGTATGCATTCTTATTACCGTTTAGAGCGTTTTATACATATACTAATAAGTTTGAGAGAATTGAGAATAAACAGGTAGTAAACCTTTCACCTTTATATTATGTACCAGTAGGCGGGAGTCAAACCCCGACTCTTACTACCAATCCAAATCCATTATCTGCTGCTTATATTTTAGGAGATACTGGCAATTCAGCTATCTATTACTACGATGATAAACCAGGGCCTCGTAGAATTTTTGCTGCTATAGATACTTACAATCATACTATACCAGATTATTTTATAAATGAAGTTAATACTAATTTGAATTTATCTGAACTTAATTATAAGGAAGCAGCTTTAGATTATATTGATGTAAACGTAGTACGTAATAGATCTACAAAATTAATTCTTACTAGTACAGGTAATAACTATATGACATTACCTGATTACAAAAGACAGGGAGATAAATTTGAAGTATTCGTAGCAGCTGGAGATGCAGATGGAAATCAACATAAGGTATATAGCAATTTCAATTATGATAATAGCGGATATGATAGTGGTTCTATCAAAAGATTTAAAGTTACTATAGGTACTACTTCTTCTAACGGAGTTACTAGTACAGCAATTTCGAGCGTTAGTTCAATAGACTTTCCTTATAGTTCATCTTTAAGTAGTAGTAACTTGAGCTCATTCTTTTACTTTAATTATACCCCTACAGTAACAGGTACGCATGTGTTATCAGTTAGTGGTAAACCTACATCTGATTCTGGAACCTTAACCGGGTCATATACATTTACAGTATTACCTTCTGCAGGAAGTGAGTACTATAAAATTAATGAACTCGATTTTGATTATAAAGAGACTTTGAAGAGTTATAGATTTCAAGACTTTTTATATGAGTATGATGATTTATTCGAAGGGGTACTTGGATCTATAGTAGGTACATTATCAAGTAGTCCAACAACATACGGTAAAGCTACTTTTGAAAAGGTTAGCAACTTCGTAATTAACAATTCAGATGTTGATACTTGTAACATATCAATACTCAAAAAGCTGTATGACTTTCTCAATGAGGAGAGTAATTTCAATATAACTCCAGCTCCACCTGAGTTGAAAAGATTATATGATTTATTTACTATAAGATTTAGACGTCTTATGGGTATGGATGAAAAGTTTGATCAAAGTTTTGATACATTTTATTCAAGTAACTCTGCTCATGCGAAGAATGTAGATTACAATAATCCTTTATCAGTCACGACTTATACAGTTAGTGCTGGCCAAAAGTTTGTAGCAGTACAGAAATTCAATAATGAAGCTATTATTATTGAGCCAATGAAAGTACCAGTAACCACTATTGATAGTGGCTCTACTAGCGCTTACCCTCTTAGTAATTTTAATTTATCAGCTAACTGGGGCTGGCCGTTAGATGATACAACATCGGGTACTTCATTATCTGCTTTCTATGACTTCTATCCATATATAGAAAGTTACAACAATGATAGAAAAAATAACATTCTAGACTATACAGAATTAAGTCATAACATTTTAACAAAACAGTTATCAAGTGTATCAGCATGGGACACAGAAGTATATAAAAACATTGACCTCAAAGTAAGAGGAGGTTTAAACTTATGATTAATTTAAATACAGTTTCACCGCTAACATTTAACGAGTTTAGAAATTATTATAAAAGGTATAATAATTTTAATGAGCTAAAAGATTTATACAGTCAATATCTTGCTGATTATAGAAGTAATAAAAGTACAACTACTACAAGTGATAATAACTATATATCAGATAATTATAAAGAGTTTATTCGTAATGTAGATAATAATGATTTAAACAATGAAGTAAAAGAGTTTTTAAGTAATCTAGATTATAATAATCCATATGAACTCGATATAGCTGCTCATTATGTGTCTGATAATCTAAAAAGAGAGTTTACAAGATTAAAAACATATAGAGATGAATTAAAGTTTGTAAAAACAAAAAACAATCTTAAAACATCTAAAAAGGGTATTGAAATATATTTAAAGAACTTAATTGCTCGTTTGTTGAGTCAAGATAGTTTTATTAAAAATAATACTGATGTAACATCAGTTAACTTAAAAGAGATTATTAATAAGCTCTCTATAAAATTCACCCAGTATTGTGCTAGTGAAATTGAAGTAACAGATAATATAACTGAAATAGAAAATAGTATAAAAGATACTATTGATGATAGAGTTAAACAAGAATCTAAAAAAACTATACAAGTTCTTAATGTTACCAGTAAGGGAAAAAAATTATTACTTAGAACTAATACTAAAAAGAAGATTTCAATTAATCAATTGTATACTGACCCTTTAAGGTTACCAGAGAGATTTTTTGCTAACGAAAATAAAACAATTGATAATTTAAACATTAATATCAAAGCAAAATTATTGGGTAAATACCTTGAAACAGATTTTTATTTTCTATCCGGTGATACTACAAAATACGAATTAACTAAAGTTATTTCAGTAGAAAATAGCGGTAGTTACTACAATAGATATAATCCAATTGTTTCTAATAAGTATGGTACTTTAATTAAAAAGGATAAAATACCATTTCAATTAAGCTTTCATAATGCTGGTTTAGCTCAGTCCTTATCTAAAAACTTAACATTTAATGTTAATGTATCAGCTGTGGATGGAGAATTTTATTTACCTGATCCTACTAAAGTACAGAGAGGGATAGGTCTCAGACCATCTAGTACAGAAAAGAATTCCCCGATTAATTTTATAAGTGATAATTTTTGGATAAAAAATAACGATCTTGATAGTATCAAAGTTAGTGATATTGATACTCTAAAATCATATGGATATCAATCAAAAGAAAATTCATTAAAGTATACATCAACAGGTATCAATAGAGCTGAAGATGAAGTGAGTTTTTGGTCTGGTTCACAACAAAACATATGGAAGAATAGTGATGTATACAAACGGGAAGCACTCAACACTTGGCCAGAAGCTGAACGATTAGAAGACTTATTAATTAAAAATGAAACAGCTGTTGTATTAAAAAATGATATATACGGTAATGAATTTGTTTTGTATAAAAGTGTTAGTCCTAAAAGATATGCAGGAACAAGCTATACTTTATATAATGAATCAGCTACCAGTACAGAAGACCTAACAAGCTGTGAATTATACGATGGATTGTACTTTAATAGTGTACTAAGCGCTATCACAGCAGCTGCACCGTCAGAATACACTAGCTTGACAGGTATGTACGATACTGTTTTAACTAACGATGTATCAACATGTCTAGGAGATGGTGGTTTTTTCGCGCCTTTAAGTACTGTAGATTGTAGTGCGGTATCAGGAGACGACTTAGTAGATGCTTATTATTTCGAAGGTCATCCATGTCCTGCTTCAGAGTTCGCGAGTATATACTTTGGTAGATATACAGTAAATAGTTTCAATACTGTTTCTATACCTAGTGGTTTCACTACATCTTATGAACTTACAAGCTTACAGAACCCATCTGTAAGTACAATACCATTATATAATCAGAAATACATAACCGCTGGTTCATTATTTGTTAGAGATATAAGCTCACAAAAAGTATATACATTCTATGAGAAATTAAGTGGAGTATTAGGCAAATTATCTACAACTGTTAAAAATGCTATTAGTTCAAATGAAGTTGTAAACTTTGACGTTATTGGTAATACTTTATACATACAAACTTCCGCAAATACATTTACAGAGAGTTACACATATGATGGAACAGAGTTTAAACTTTCTCTTCCGTCGAATTCTATTATTTAATAGTAAATATTTTATATAAATGTTCGAAAGTAAACAATCAGATTATTGGTATAAAGAGGACACTAAGGAGTTTTTAGTATGTGCTATCACGTCCGTGTCAGCAGAAGGCCCGCCTTGTAAAGGGGATCTGATAGCTCACTTTCCATGTATATATAGTATCGATCGAGATACTAATAGAAAAAAGCTTATATTTCCAAATGATGTAAGTGACTGTAGTAGCGCACAATTAACAGCAGAAGATTCCCCTGGTTATGTATACTCTTTTGTACCTGAAACAAGTGCAGATATAAACCTAAGTGAAATTTCTAAACCTGTTATTTCATATAACGAGAGATCAGATTTTTACAATATTACATACTTAGGTAAATATACTGACTCTGCTGATGGGTTTGCTATATTCTCATACATATTCCAATATGTTAATGAGTTTATGTACCCGGTACATAGTAGAGTAATATTACCCGAAAGTAAAAATACAGATTTAAATTTTACTTTTGCAGACGGTAACTTGCATAAAGATTATTTCATACAAGGGAACGAGACTAAAGGAGAGAATACTTTGTTCGGTATACTCACAGCAGAACGGCCTCCTAACTATATGTTTAGGCCTTTTCATTATAATAATGATCTTAAATTTAGTACTATAACATACGCTACAACTTCAACAGAAGTAACTGCAAACTCAACTCTACCTATGGGGTATGCAGGAGGTTTTATTGCTAAGAAAAAAGAAACACCTAGTTATAAAACAAATAATTGCATACGAGTTGATTTCACGTGTAAGTCTTACACGCTTACAGGTAATGATCAGTTAGGATTTTTAAGTACAAGATCAACTAGTGGTTCTCCTGTATCATCATATAGATCAATCAAACAATATACTCTTAGTGCAGGGCCTGCTGAAGGTTTTTGTGTTTTCTTTTATACCCCAGATAGTGAGACAGAACTTCAATTGAATGGAGTTAATAGTTCTCTAGGTTATTGTCCTTCAGATTATAACCAATTTGAAGCTGGTGGGTCAGCACTATTCGGTACCGATGGCATAAACTTAAGCGGTTATATTGGAGTTGCATTTGATATAGCTGGTAATTTTTGTACAACAACAGAAGGTAAAAATGGCAAATATGATGGAACTACGTTTACACAAACTGCATGTTGTATAGGAGTTCGTTCAGGGGTTGATAATGAATATAAAGCTATTGGTCAGTCAAGTCAAATTACAACTGTAGCTTTACATGAAACCGTCGCGGACGCTGGTGACGCTGTTTATAGAGATTTTAGAGTAGAACTTTCAAGACAAGCCAAGGTTTTAATTGTATCAGGAAAACTAAGCACAGATACAGAGTATACCGAGCTATATAGATTGAATATGTCGACTTTACCAAATTATAGTTTTAATATACCAGATAAACTAAAAGTCGGGTTAAGCTGTACTACCTCTGAAAAGGTTTTTAATTTTGAGCTAAAGAGCTTCAAAGTAGAAGGGATAACTGATTAATGAAAACTACAACCTATACCCTAAGTACAAATCAACAAACTTCTACTGCTACAGTTAGTACTTTATCTCAAAGTATGACAGGAACTACAACAGTTACGTTTAGTTTAAGCGATATTGATCAAAGTCAATCTCCAGTAGATAAAATAATTGTTACCTTTTATGATGATAGAGAATTAGTATTCAATAGAGACCTTAGTAGTTCTACTGATGCAAAATCTTTAAGCTCAACTACTTTCACACAGGTTGTACATAGTGAGTTAATTAATAGCTGTGAAAAACCTGTAGAGATATTATTACACAGAGATGATGGTATAACAGACTTTTATACTATTGAATTCAAAATGTTTAAAAGTATTCTTGATGATTATGTAGATATCAATCTGATAAAAACGGATTTTATTGATACTGATGTATCTCAAGATAATATCTTGCTTACTTTTGAAGGAGATGATCCTGGGTTAGTTGGTACTAATGTATTAAGTACAAACCAAGCTGAATATTTCTACTTTGGATCTGGTACTACTGCTACTAGCTCTTGCTCTACAGAAGTTGGCTTTGAGGATGAATACGATTTTGTTCAAGCAGCTTTGAGTTATGCTACGTTCGATGTATCTGCTGCAGGATGTATGGACGGTAAGTTCAGATTGAAATATCGTACCCGTACTGGTATAGGAACTGCAAACTATCCAGGTCTAGGAGATTTTATACCAGCAATCCCTAATACTCAGTTCGTACACGTTACAGGATATCTAAATTGGCATCCTGATGAAGAAACAACTGTAAAGAATATTAGTGTTCCGTTGATTGATGTATACGGAACAGATCTAACTGCAGGAACAAATATTTATTTTGAGAATGTATCTACAGGTGTAGGTACATCCTTAATGCCAGTCTCAGCAGGTTATTTCTTCGTTGATCTATATGATCTCGAAGGATGTGAAACTGTTAATATAGCAACAAGCACATTAACAGCTTATATAACTTATAAGTAAATAAAGGAATAAATAATTATATGGCTTTAGAAGATGAAATTATAAACATAGAAGACCTAGAAATTGCCAGTGAAATAAAAATCGGTGACTTCGTACTTTTGGAAACAACTGATGGTACCAAACTTATCGATTTTAAAGATTTTATTATAGGTGCTGATAATGTGACCTTCTTTGATAAAATATCAAGTACGTACTTACAATCATCTGATATATCTGCTATTAGCGCAAAGACATTAAATAATGAGTCTCTTTTATCTTCTATAAGTGGAGTTAATAACGTTACTGATAGATTAGAAACAAGAATTAATTCAGTTGAGAGTTCATTAATTACCTTTATTGATAGTCTTAGTGTCACATCTTTAACTGATGCAGATATAACTAGTAATACAAATGCTAAAGTTGGTTTCACTGTATCAAATGCTTCTTCTTTAAGTCTTGAAAGGTCATATGGTAAAGTTAGATTCAGTACAATAGACTTCCAAGGAACTGGTTTAACAGAAGGAGCTGACGCGGATATATATCTAGGAGACAGTGGCCAAGGTTTCTTTTATAAAGCTAAAGGTTCATACGGTTTACTTCTAAATGGCATGATCAATGCTTCTATTCTGCGATATACATCAGGTAAAAAATTATTATATTTAAAGAAAAACGATACCGTTGTAGCATCTTATGCTCTGAGTTTTACATACGATGGATCAATAAGTAGAACAGTACATGCGGATCAAGGAAGCTTTAACTTTTCTATCTATATTAATTTAGTAGCTGGCGATAAAATTACTCTCACGTTTGGAGAGAAAAACACTACAATTAAAGAAGCAACATTTTCTGGAGTCAGAGTTGGATAATGAAGGTAGTAACTTTCAATACAGAGTCAGTTAAGCCAGTAAAGCTTAAACACTCAGCAGATAAGACCCTCGTATACAAAGGAGAGCCTGAGAACTTCAATTTTGGGCTTCATCTTCAAACATATAATGTATTTGAAGATATTAAAGATAGAAGTACTAATTACAATACAGCTTACTTTCTATCTGATCTTTATAGTCTGAGCTCTATTATTGAACTAGATACACCGTATACTTTAACTAGTGATTCTAAGTTTACTACATATCTAAAAAATGGAGACAATTATGCTAAAGCATCGTCTAGTAGTAGTGAGTTAACTTATGATTCTAATTTTAATACTTTAAGCTCTCAATACTTTTTTACCCTCAATATAAGCACAAATAGGTATCTATACATTACAAAAGAAATAAATGATACTACTTATTATGCATACTGTTCAAGTGAGTTAATTTATTTATCAGCTGATGTACCTAGTGTAAGCTCACACTTATTTGAGTTTGTAGTTGAAGATAATAAACTCAAATTATTTCCATATAAAGATATAGCGAATCCATCAAATAAATACCAAGTTATATTTTCTAATGTTTTAGAATTAACAGGTACTACAGCAGGTAATGTTGTTAGTTCAGTTATAGATATTAATAGAAATGTTTTAACCAAACTCAAAGGAGCTCTTAATAATACTTTTAGTTATTATATCTCTAGTTTTAATAGAGATAATGTTGGTTTAAATTTAAACACTACGACAAAGACAGTAAGTAATAACTACCTTGGCTTTACAAATAACTACACTTTAAATTATTCAAGTAATGATTGGTGTGTTGATTTCGATACTTTACCGTTAAAGAATCAAGCTACATTAGAAGAGTATTATTCCCCTAATAATCACTATAACTCACAGCCTAGTAACCTCAATAGAGAGTATGAAAAAATATTCTCAGGTAACAATCAAAATGAAGGTTATGATAAGTTATATCTCTCTTATAACATAGGTACAAAAGATATTCATTTTCCACCATCTAAGCTGACTTACTTTACAACACCATCAAGTATATCTCCTTATACTAAGTTAAATATAAATGATTCTAAAATAGATAATATAGGAGCTATACCTGGTAATAATCCTCTAGTTGCTGATAAAGTATTCAAGAGAAGATTTGATTTTAAAAATAATAACTTTACTGATGACGTTAATGCTACCTATTTGTGTAGTTGGTTATCTGGTAACACAGACGGAGATAGACTATGGGTAGATAGGTACTATAATCCAGATTCAATAAACTTCTCGGCCGCCATGTCTGGAACAGCGTTTTATAATACTGTTACATCAGCTAGCGCTCAAACAACTCATGTGTTTGATATTAGTTCTAGATTAACGTTTGAGAAGAATAACGATTACGCATACTATCATATAGGTGAGGTAGATTACCTCAATCATATAAACTCACTCAAGAAATTTGAACTATCTCAAGATATAGAGATTCTATCCAATAAAGGCGCAGTAACAACATTTGATTATGCTAAAGAAGATATTGAACTAGATTTAAATGGGGATAGATTCGGTAGGTTTAAAACAAATCATAAGGGGGATATTTCTTTATCTTTTTGGTTGAGCGCTAATGATTATTCTCTTCCTCTTGGTTATAAGATATTAGGTAATTACTTTGAAGAAGGTTTTGGTATATTCAATACTGATTTTGTCACGCCGAATATTTTTATTCCAGTTGGTAATAAACTATTATTACTCAACAATGAATTAGAGATATATGATGAGATTGAAGTTCTAGAAGGTAACACTCCAGTCAATATTAAAGGCATCGGCCGTAAAGATAACTTTAGTGAGTTTTATATCTTAGGAGAAAACAACGTAATTTATATTTACAATAGTAATCCAAACTTAGTAAGTAAAGTAACTAACTTATCTAGTTATAGTAGTATTGTTATAGATGATATTGATGTAACTAAAGATAGATTTTATGTAGGTTTAAATCCATCAGGATCTAAGGGATACTTCTATTATGATTCTTCTGATAATAGTACTCATATAAGAAGATCTGTAAGCGCAGACTCTTTTGGAGATAAGAATAAGATATTTGTTAATCCAGCAAACAATGCTATTAGTTTCTACAAAGCTGACTCTGAAATAGAAACAGGTAATGAAATAGCTATTGATGGAGATAAGAACACATATACTATTAGACAGAAGTCTCCTACTCAAAGAAACATACCTTATAACCTAGTATATAAGAACAGCTTTATTGATAATACAACAAACACTATACAAGTAACTGGTGGTAATGTTGAGTCTGTTTTAACTAACGTTATTGTAGATGACGAAGATTACATTATTACGCTACATGATAAGAATAGAATATCCAAACTTAAAACAACTAGAAAATTAGTAACCTTCAAAGACTTAACTTTCTTAGATAATAATACTACAAAATATATTGATGTTATTCTAGACTTCGAAGGTAAGAACTATGTTAAGTATTATCTAATAGTAGAAAAGTTTTCCAATAAAACTCTTTTACATAAAATTGATAAGAACTTTAATCTAGTTAAAACTAAGAGTCTTGGATCTAGAATAGTTAATAACTTGAACTTAACTAAGTCAATCACCAGTTACTACTTCTTAAAGAAATACAATGCATGTAAGAATAAGCTCAAAGTAGTTCTAAAAGCTAAACCTAAGTTTACTAAAACTGGTGGCTTCAAAAAGACAGAAGCTAATATCGTATATGATATCTCTCAGCTTAACTCTGGATATAATCACTTTGCGGTCAATGTAAGTTTAAAACTAGGTTATATGGATCTATATGTCAATGGTTACAAATATCAGCGACGTACGTTCAGTCCTGGTACATTCTTACTTGATAATCCATTAGGGTCTGGTATATTCCTTGGAGCCTTAAGCACTCCTTATTATCTAACCTTTTCAAGTAGATTACAACAACCAGGTAAGTATTTCTTGAGAGACTTAAAGCTCAAAGGGTTTAAAATGTACAGTAAGGTGTTAGACTTCTATGAAATTAGATCTCACTATAATTATCACAATTTCAATAGAGATACAGTATGGTCATTACCTATTGGTCAGAGAACATATATAGACACAATAGATAGAGTATATAAGTTTAACTTACCTGAGAAGAACACTAATACGTTTGATATTGATATCAAGAACTTAGGTATCCCAGATACTACTTTACAACAGAAGATTAAGGATGAGATTAAGAAAGAAATTCCTAAGCTAGTTCCTTACTATGATACTCTGAAAGATGTTAATATTAATAGTTAACGACCAGATAAGAAGTGCGCTTTAATGTTATTTAAATCATTTAGAAACTCTCTATAACAAGATACCGTAACAGCGTCGGCATTTTCCATAATCAATTGCTGTCCACCAAATTGATACTTCTCTACTAGAGTCTGATACTTACTAATAGCACTATTAATTGCTTGAAGAGTTAAAGTTGGTTTAATACGCTCAAATTCACTTATATTCATATTCATATTTATCCTTATGCGCAAATGTGTTTACTAAAATTCTTAACTGCACTACGAGCTCCGTTAGGCTGATAATACTTCTTCTGCTCAGACCAACACTCAGATGACATAATCTGAATAACAGGAGCAGTCTTATGCGACCAATTCATAGTACCTTTATACCTAGATACATCAGGCCGCCTAAAAGCACATGCCTTACAAGACGTCAATCCGAATTCTACACGAGCCGTTTCAATATCTTTACCACAAGAGCATTTCATATGTTTATATTATAGATATCTGAGAGATAGTTGCAATAAAAAAAGCGGCTCTTTCGAACCGCTCTGCAATGTTTAATGTTAGTTTAATTAGAAGCTAATAGCTAAACCACCCGACCAAACTAAATCTCCATCAAGCTCTGCTGCCGCAAAATTGAAATTCTGCACATCAAAACTATTATCAATGTACTTGGCTGCAACAAATGGCTGGATCTGCCACTTAGTCAATGCAAGCCTAGCGCCAATATCAACGGACTTATAGTCTTCAAACATATGATATGAGATATTAGGAGTGAACTTAAACCACTCGTCTCCCTTAAGCTCCAAAGAATACTCCTTGGTTAAGCCGAAAGTCAAACCATTTTGCTCAATCCTCCAGTCATGAGTATAACTAACATATGGCATAACCCATGGAGTAACTAATCCTACAGTACCAGCAAGCTCAGAATTCTGAGGAACATTAAGATCAGTTCTACGGGTAGTAACTACCCCGTCTAACCGAAGTGCATACTTGTCAGACCCATTCAAGGATAAAGACTTTCCAGCTCCTACACTCCAAAAGGAATCAGTATTGTCAGTAATAATAGTCCCACTACCATACAAGTCTACAGGAATAAAGTTATTCTCTTCTGGAGAATGTAAATTCAATCCAATATACCGAGCGTATCCACCAGTGTAAGCAACACCCTTACTAAGCAATTGACCTGAATACCCAGCCTCAATAGAGAAACTAGGCTTAATAATAGCTTTTTCGACGTCATTAGTCTGTGCGAAGATATTTAAACTAATAAGCATCGCACTAATCGTTAACAATGTTTTATTCATACATGATATTTATATACCATTAACCAAAAATAGCAACAAAAAAAAGTCGGGCGACTTACCCGACTTGAAACTCTTACGATTATATGATCCTTTACCTTTCTTTGGCTTATGTCGCCTTGTTCCTATATTCCACGGCACTAAATACCGTACCTTGATCACTTTGCCTTTCATATCTTTTCTTCCTATCTACCGGCACGCACCTGATTTTTACCCGGCGGCCCGACACCTAATACTTAATCTAGCCATCATACCTCAATCTCCTTCCTAATATAGTACTTCCAGAAAAACATAGTCAGGATCGTCATACAGATACCAGAACTATAGTTAATCACTACCCAGAATCTAGCTATCTCATTACTCGTTATATAGACTAAACCTGAACAATAACCTATGAGGTTGAGAATCAGCATTCCTAATGATACGTCTTTTGAGCTCTTATTCCTAATCATCCTGATAATCTGCGGGAAATACGCTATAGCGAAACATACAGATAACAAGATTCCGGATGTCTGCTTTATGATCTCTGGTATACTCTCCATATCACTTCTTCCCTTTACCCACCCTCTTACGTGTGATTGTAACTGTCTTACGTGTCTTAATTCCGTTCTTAGTTGTCTCTCTTACTGTTTGTCTCTTACTCATAATTTAATTTATCTATTTTTTTTCTACACACACCAAACACTCAAGTAAAAGTTCTGTTCTTCTATGTATACTCCTACTTGAGTAAGATTGTTCTTCTATATTACCTATAGTCTCTAAATTAGCATAAAATGTTGCATGATCTCTCACACCTCCAACAATATAATTATACGCTTCAGGGTTTGCATCCTTAAAAATATCAAA